CGGTACTGATCGACGGCCAAGACGGGATTATTGCTGGGCATGGCCGGGTACTCGGAGCGCGGAAACTCGGCATGAAGTTAGTGCCGTGCATTCGGCTGGATCACCTGACGGAAAACCAAAAGCGGGCTTACATCATCGCGGATAACAAGTTGGCGCTAAATGCCGGGTGGGACGAGGCAATGCTGGCGCTGGAGTTTGAAGAATTGCGCGGCGATGATTTTGATTTGTCGTTGACGGGGTTCGATGCGGGGGACCTTGCCGCGCTGATGGGCGAATACAACGAAGGGGAATACGACGACGAGCAACCGGATAACGGCAGCCTGGCTGACAGGTTTATGATCCCGCCCTTCACCGTGCTGAATGCCCGCGAGGGCTGGTGGCAGAACCGCAAAAAAGCGTGGCTGGCTCTCGGCATTAGGTCCGAGCTTGGACGCGGGGGGGGCAACATGGAATGTGAACCCAGACAACACGCCAACGCAGCGCCAGGCGGCAGCGCCAGGCCCGCGTGCGACTACAGCACAAAGCAGCGCGGCAACGGCGCAGGGCGGGCGATAACGTGAGCAGGAAACCAAACGCTATTCCGGGGGGGGGCGCGATGCCGTTAGATAGGGCAAAGCAGCGCCTAGCGCCCGGTGGCGGTGGATGTTGGCTTGGTGGCCCTGAATCCGAGTCAACGAAAAATTTCGGACAAGGCCGTGCCAAAGACTTTGGCACGGAAGGCAACGCAAGCGAACAAACCGGTACAAGCATATTCGACCCTGTGCTTTGCGAAATCGCTTACCGCTGGTTTTCTCCTGCCGGCGGAATAATTCTTGACCCGTTCGCAGGCGGAAGCGTTCGCGGGATCGTTGCGGCGAAACTAGGTCGGCAATATATCGGCGTGGAGTTACGGGAAGAACAGGTCTCCGCGAACAGGGCACAAGCCAATGAAATATGCGCCGATGAAGAACTGCCGCCCGCGTGGATTTGTGGCGACAGCATGAACATTGACCGCTTGTGCGCCGATGTCGGCGCGGACATGGTGTTCAGTTGCCCGCCGTATGCTGACCTAGAGGTTTACAGTGACAACCCGGCCGATCTTTCGACCATGCGTTATGAGGATTTCAGGGCCGCTTATTTCGAGATCATCGGCAAGGCGTGCGACCGGCTCAAGCCCGATAGCTTCGCCTGCTTTGTGGTTGGAGAGGTGCGCGACAAGAAGGGTAATTACATCGACTTCGTGGGCGATACCGTGCAAGCGTTCCGCGATGCGGGCCTGCACTATTACAACGAGGCGATCCTGATTACCTGCGTCGGCTCCCTGCCTATACGGGCCGGAAAGCAATTCAGTAGCGGCCGCAAACTCGGCAAGACGCACCAAAATATTCTGGTGTTTGTCAAAGGCGACGGCAAGCGCGCGGCGCATCGGTGCGGAACCGTTGAGATTGACGAATCCATGTTTGCTGCAGTCGACCCCGCCGAATGACCGCAAAACTAGCCCACTGTCTTGACACCTTCTGGAGCGCTGCCCGCCCTCGCCGCGCCCTGACTGTTAGCCAGTGGGCCGATGATCACCGTGTCTTGTCAGGAAAGCAGGCCGGCGAGCGTGGGCGCTGGCGCACTTCACGCAACCCGATCCTGCGCGAAATCATGGATTGCCTGTCAGCTTCCAGCCGAGTCACCGATATCTGGGTGATGAAGTCCTCTCAGGTTGGCGTTACCGAAGCAACCGTCAACTTCCTCGGATACACCTTCGACCACGCCCCGGCGCCGGTCATGGTGCTGATGCCGACGCTTGACGCCCGCGACGCATGGAAGGCGCAGAAGCTCAACCCGCTGTTGCTGGAGACGCCGGTTATCCGTGACTTGCTTGGCGGCCAGCGTTCGCGTGATTCTGCTAACTCCAAAGACATGATCGACTTCCCAGGCGGCGTCCTGTTTCTGTCTGGTGGCAACTCTCCGAACAGTTATGCTCAGCGCTCGGTGCGTTACCTGATCATGGATGACCTGGACCGCTTCCCCGGAGAGGTTGGCGAGGAAGGCGACCCGGTATCCCTTGCGAAAGGACGCACCAAGTCATTTGCCCGCCCGAAGCGGCTCTATATAAGCACTCCGACCGTGAAAGACGAAAGCCTGATCGAGCGCGGCTATCTGGAGTCAGACCAGCGTCGCTATTTCGTTCCATGCCCACGATGCGGAGAGGTACAGGCTCTGGAATGGGGCGGAAGCGACGCGGCGCACGGCATCAAATGGCGAGGCGAAGGCGAAAACCTCGAAGCCTATTATGTGTGCATCGCCTGTAATGGCGAGATTTACGAACACAACAAGCCGGCCATGCTTTCAGCGGGCCGCTGGATATCCGGAAACCCGGAGCGCAGCACGCGGGGCTATCACATCAGCGCCATCTATGCCCCTATCGGCTTGGGTCCGTCATGGTCCGATCTCGTCAAGGAGTGGCTGACAGCAGTCAAATCAACATCAACGTTGCGCACGTTCGTGAATACCCACCTCGGCGAAGTCTGGGAAGAACGTGGCGACCAGATAGACGCTACCGGCCTGATAACCAGGCTCGAAGAATACGACGAAAAGCCAAAAGCGCTTGCCCGTACCGCAGGCGTCGACGTACAGAAGGACCGGCTTGAGGTAACTGTGGTCGACTGGGGAGACGGCGAAGAAGCGTGGACCATGGATCACATCATCATTCCCGGCGACACGGCACAGCCTGACGTGTGGATGCAACTCGACGGAGAATTGCGGTTCTGGGCGCCGGAAGTTGTCGCAATAGACAGCGGCTACAACACCAGCATGGTTTACGCCTTCTGCGAGCCGCGCCGATGGGCCGTAGCAGTCAAGGGTCGGGCCGGGCCGAACGTGCCGATTGTTGAAAATGAGAAAGCCCGTCGCCAGCGCCTGCGCGGACAGATCAAGCGTGGCTTGATAGTGCATCTAATCGGCGACGATCAGGCAAAGGCGCTGATCTACAGCCGCCTGAAGATCATCACGCCCGGACCGGCGTATATACACTTCCCGAGCGATGCCAGCTTTGATGACGAATACTTCGCACAGCTCACAGCGGAAAAACTCGTCACCAAGATGCGAGGCACCCGCCCCCACAACGAATGGGTGCAGACACGCCCACGCAACGAGGCGCTGGACTGCTGGAAGTATGCTCTGGCCGCGCTGCGCCTGTCAGGTATCAACCTTGAATTGCGGGCCGGCGCCGTTGTTTCAGAATCCACGAGCGGGAAGAATCCGCCATCCGTACCGCCCAGCCTGCTCGCAGCGCGAGCGGCAGAACTCAATGAAAGGATTCGCTCCCGTGCAAGAAGATGATTTTATTGTGTCCGTTATCGACACAGTTTCGGAACACGTGACAATCCCCAAGCCCAAGCGCGCCGATATCGACAGATCACTGCGCCTGAATTGGGGTGGCATGCCAGTGTACATTGCCGTGCGCTCGCCGATGTTGCGAAAAGAAATCCGGGAGGCCGTTGGAACATACGAGGAAATCGCCAAGCGTTTCAGCGTCAACAAAACGACTGTCTGGCGAATCCGTAAAGGTCGATAGTTGCAATTCTTCGTGTATTTGCAATCGCCACATTGGCCACAATCACGACGGGCAGTACCTGGCGCATCTGAATAACGGGAAACAATGGCATATACCACGACACAGCTCGCGGCGATTGAGGCTGCAATCGCGACGGGTGAATTAACCGTCGAAATAGATAACCGGCGCGTCACCTATCGCTCTATCAGCGATTTGCTAAAGGCCAAGCGCGAAATAGAAGCCGGCTTGATTGCCGCTGCGACGATCGCGACGCCGGTCACACAGAGCTATGTTCAGCGGGTGCGGAATTGAACGCACTCGACAAACTGATCACCCTGTTCAGCCCGGAAGCCGGGTTGAAACGCCAGGTTGCCCGTGCTGCGATACAGCGCGCCGGCGCCCGTGCTGCGGACTCGCTGAATCTTCGAGCCTACGAAGGCGCGAAGACTGGCCGACGCACCGGAGGCTGGATCACCGGAGCCACGAGCGCGGATGCCGAAGTCGCTAGCAGCGCTGTCAAGCTGCGGGATCGCACCCGCTCACTGTGCCGGGACAACCCATACGCCAGCCGCGCCCGTGATGTGTACGTCGCGAATGTGGTTGGCACGGGAATCACCGTCAAGGCTGGCAGCGCGAAGGAAGCATTCGAGCAGTGGACCACAGAATGCGACGCCGATGGCATGCTGGACTTCTACGGCCTACAGGCCCTCGTTATGCGCTGCGTTTTCGAGTCTGGCGAATGCCTGATTCGCTACCGGGAACGCCGGCCAGAAGATGGGCTACTTGTCCCGCTGCAATTGCAGGTGCTTGAGCCGGACTATCTCGACGCCACCAAGACGGGAGCCGTCAACGGCGGCGGCTGGTTGATATCTGGGATTGAATACAACGCCATCGGCCAGCGCGTTGCCTATCACCTCCACAACCAGCACCCTGGCGACGTGGCGAACAGATCGAAGCCGCTGGAATCGAAACGGATCCCGGCCGATCAGGTATTGCATATCTTCGAGCGGTTGCGCCCCGGACAGTCTCGCGGCGTGCCGCGAATGTCCAGCATCCTGCTCAAGATGCGGGACCTTGACGACTACGAAGAGGCCGAGCTAGTCCGCAAGGGAATCGAGTCTTGTTTCTCGGCGATTGTCACCACCGAAGACAATGGCGTCAGCCTCTCCGAAGGCACAACTGATATCAACGGGAACAGGATCGAAACGCTTGGGGCTGGGCTAATCCAGTATCTCAAGCCAGGGCAGGATATCCGCTTCGGTGCGCCGGCCAATGGCGGCGATTACGGCGCCTATACCAAAACGCAGCTACGGGCGATCGCCTCGGGCATCGGGATCACTTACGAGCAGATGACTGGCGATCTGTCGGACGTGAATTACTCCTCAATTCGCGCCGGCCTCGTTGAATTTTACAAGACGGTCGACATGCTCCAGTGGCATGTGCTGGTCCCGATGATGTTGGCGCCGATCTGGAAACGCTGGGCAGAGACTGCATTCGCCGTCAAGGCTATCCGCACCCCTGCGCCGGCCATGGCCAAGTGGACTCCCCCGCGTCGGCAGTGGGTTGACCCGCTCAAAGACGTCAACGCGGCGCGTGCGGAAATTTCTGCTGGCATCACCAGCATTTCCGAAACCATCCGCGCTAGGGGCGAAGATCCTGACAAAATCTTCGCCGAGATTGCCGACGAGCGGAAACATCTTGAAACGCTCGGGATAACAGTCGACGTCATCGCCGTGCCGCCAGTCTCACCCGTTGATACTGCCGACGCCAGCGCCGACACGCAGGCCACCGGCAAAGCGCTTGCCGAGATTGAACACCAGCGTGAAATCGCCGAAATCATGCAACGCCATCAAGAGCAGAACTCGGCGCGGCTCGAAGCTGGCGTATCGGCAATTGCTGCGGCGGTGCGTGAGCAACCCTCCCACGTCATCAATGTGGCGGCCCCGATTGTCAATGTCGCACCGGCAGATGTTCGCGTCGACAACATCATCCCGGAGCAGCCCGCCCCGGTTGTCAATGTCGCCGCGCCTGCGGTACGAGTCGATAACCACGCCCCGGCCAATCCTGCTCCGGTCGTCAATGTCGCACAGCCGAATATCACCGTCGAAAATACCGTGATGCCGGCATCTGTCGAATTGACGCTCCCGGCACGCAAGACGGAAACAACCATCATTCGCGACAAGGCAGGAAACATTGCCCACGCCACCCAGATCGAAGAAGACGCCTAAAAAGGAAACCCAATGGCCGCAACAGTACAGCTAGTCGAAAAAAACGGAGCCGGTGGAACACAGACGGACAAGACGAGCGGGAATATCAGATTCAAGAATGCCGACAACAGCACCGTCGACACCAGCAACCCGATGGTGA